CGCTGATTTTATCAGTAATTGGCGTAATATTTGGCAAAGAAGACTCCGGTTTAGATAGCTTCATTTTTTTTAAAAGATGTGGAATAATGTTACTACCCAAAACTTCTGTTAATTGATTTGCATTAAAGCCAAACTTGTTGACCTTTAAGAACAACGTTGTGTTATCAGTTTTATCAAACTCTGAAAAATATGCTTTAATAACTGACAGAATATTTTTTCTATCAGACAATTCTGCTGCTAAGTAAAATTTAAACACATCTGCTAACGGTTTGGTGGAAGTTTTATGTTTAATTATCTCTTCAATATTAAAAGCGTGTGGAATGTAATCTACCTTGGTGTCAAGAATGTCAGTTAAATTATTTTTCATGTCATGATTTGGAACTAAAACTTGATCACATCTGTTCAAATATTGATGCCAAAAATTCTGTTTATAATGAATTGTTTCATCTACAAAGTATGCTATATTTTTAAAGCTGTTAGTTTCTACCATCTTATGAGGAAGTAGGTGCTGTATGCAATGTGTTATATTATCTATGTTTTTTTCTTCAAGCTCCATAATTCTTTGTGGAATATTGTCATTTACATTATTGCTTAATGCTATTGGTCTACAAATAACATCTACGCCAACTGAATCTAATGCTAGTATCTGATCAATTGCTGCTCTTGCCCATCCACCAAATTCTCTATAGTGTCCTAAGTACAAAACTTTCATGTGAAATCTCCTAAGCGTTTTGCATCAATTTTGTTCAATAAAATTTTTGCTCTTTTTTCTTCTAACTTATTAGCTTGTAGTCTTAAGTTATAACAAACTTCATACGCTTTTTGATAGTCAAACTTATCTGGAATCGTAACAGCTGTATTAAACGAAGCATCATTCTCATACATCAATGGGCTTGGATTATATGCGTAACCGTATCTTAAATCTCTCATCATTCTTTGATATATGTAAGTTTTAGTTTTACTAGGATCGCACAAAACATGGTTGAATAAATGCTCTACCAAATCATGAATTTTGTATTGCTTCCAATTTTCCACAGGTCTATCTGGTGATAATATCTTTGGCTTGCTCATCCAAGTTTCAGACCAGTTCTTTAAAGGGAGTTCGTCAAAAATTTTCTCCCACTGTTTTCCGCTTTCTTCCCACTTAAAAAACTTTTGAAAATTCTCATATGTTTTTTTAGATAATTCATTTCTTCCTTCTTGACTCATTTTGAAAAATTGCTCAAACTTTTCTGCTGTATAATTATTATCTGGAACGGCTCTCATGCAACCAGTTTCCATTTCCTTATAAAGAGCTTTTGGTTTTAACGGAACCCCTCCTAGTTTCCTAATAACACTAGTCATAGCAGAGTAATCAACTGACATAACTGGAACGCCACAAGCGGCGGCTTCAACTTGAGGTAGGCCAAACCCTTCAGAGTTTGCATACTGAACATACAAGTCAAAAAGACCGTATATTTTATTAAATTGTTCTATTGTCACTCCAGCCTTAACGTTGCTCATTGCAGCGAGAGAGTTTTCAGCAAAGGGTGAAGGGACTGTTGGTCCAGCAAAAGGATGTGGAAAGACTTTTTTTGTTTTTTGACACACATATGTAAACACAACATTGTTAGATATTCCGTTCTGCATTAATATTTCTGGAATATCCCACCCCATATCTGGAAAACTAGTGTGGCAATACAATACATATTTTGATGGATCGTCAACCTTTGATAAAAACTTACTAAAAGCCTCAAACAAGTCTGGATAAAGTTTTCTTCTTTGGTTACGCATAACAGTACCAATTACAAATTTATCTTTTAATGTTGAATATTGTGATTTTAAGTTATCCCTGTTGTTGTATTGAAAAGTGAGTCCTCTGTGAGCAGAAGGTGGAGCAGAACCTTTATAATTACTTATTCCAGCATTTTCTAATACTTCTCCAGCCCAATCTGAATAGGAAAGGCAAGCTTCTGCTTCGTTGTACGTCATTAGCCAGTTTTGAGCTTGAGGGGAAGCGTCTACCGTAGGCATTATAACCCAATGATAAAAAGGTCTAAATACAGATCTTTGCTGAAATTCCATCATCCAGAAGTCTCTAATGTCGCATACTACATCTGGTAAAAATGATAGACATGCTTCTGCAAATCTGTATTCTCCAAATGAATTAGATGAACTGCTTTGATAATTTTCCTTATGTTCTTGAGGGTCTGATTCTAAAGGCATATTCCCAAAGAAAGTCCAAGGAAATTCACTTTGCGCATCTCTTGGAGCATACGCTCCTAATTCTGCAATATCATATTTATTTGTACTATGCAGGTAAGATAATATTTCTCTGCTGTAACCGGCATATCCAGTATTTAAAGATGTAGCCTCAGTGCAAAATAATATTCTTTTTTTTCTCATGTCAGTCCTCGTATTCGCTATTACATAAATCAAATTCATTAATTCTAAAAATTATAGAATCATCATCTTTTGATATATTTTTTGCAGAAGCATTGAATGTTATCTTAGTACCCTTAGTAGCGTGTCTTTCCAGAATTTCTGCCCCCGTATGCCAAGCTTCACAGTAAAGATATGTGGGAATCCTACTCTTTTCCCCCGTACTCTTAGTCTTTCTGTAGTTATATACTACAACCGTGAATTCTGCTAGCACAACATTGTCAACTACAGAAGTTTTTGGATTCTCTATTAAATACCCAGTGAAACAACAATTATTCATACAATCTCCTTATCTTACTATATTAGCTGTTACAAAATTAAAAAACAACCCTATACTTCATGAATCTGATTAATTATGAACGAAGTGTCGTTCTTGTTTACAGATCCACAAAATATTAAATTATTACCTTCATACAATATATACTTATACTTTTGTTTTATTTTTGGGAATGCTATTACGCTATCTAATAGACAAGTATCATCTTCTATGGTTAAAAATGCCATAGCCTTCCCTTTTGAATCACCTTTAGTGATTGTGTAATCTGATAATCTCTGTAAATTGGCTACTATGCAAAGATCCTTGCCTTTTTTGCCATTTACTACTTCTTTACACGTAGTGTTTGCAAGGCTCTTGTCTGCCATGTCTATCCTAGTCATCGTAATCGGACAACCTAAGTATCTTGTTTCTTGGTCTACTATCCAGCCCGGATCGTCACTGAGGTCATAGGGAGGCGATTCAAGTAATTGTATTTCATTTTCTACTATTTGTTGTCTCTCTATTTTGCTTGTGCCTCCACCCTTTTTCTTAACTGGTGCTAGATCAGTTAATGCTTTAATTAGTGTGTCCCATTTCTTTATTTCGTAATTTTTAGATAGCCAAGTACACTCAGCTTTAGTCAAAGTTCTATATATATCATAATCATAAAGAGCTTTATTCCTAGAAATTTTACCATTGAAGTCTCTGAAGAACCCGATAGAAGCTAAGGCTTTAAATGCTGTGGATGTTAATCTGGGAGCAAAGAATAATAGTAGCTCTAACCATGTGAAATTGACAATATTTTTATTAAAATCTTCTTGTAAAGCTTCTATGGCTGATAATACATTGTCACCAGTTTTCCCTGTTAAGGATTTAATATCTTTTATGCCAAAATATATTTTATGATTTTTAGCATTAAACTTAATTTCATAATTTGCTAGACTAGGGGTTCTAGCCTCTATTTCAAATAGCTTTGCTTCAGAAACAAGTTCGTATACTTCTTGGTGTGGGTCTTGTTTCTCGCTGGCATAATACAAGTATGATAAGAAAAACTCTTCTGTATTATGAGCCTTCTGATATGCACTCCAATAAGAACACACGGCATATGAAATACTGTGAGATTTATTAAAAGAATATCTTGCTGATGCTTGAATCCAGCCAAAGATTTCTTCTGCTTCGTCTTTATTCACAATCTTAGTTTTTTTAGCCCCAGCAATAAACTTTTTCTTGACCTTTGCCATTAGGTCAGCTTTCTTTTTACCAATCGCTTTACGTAGTTCGTCTGCCTCTTCCAGATTAAAACCAGCTATTTTCTGAGCAATACGCATAGATTGTTCTTGATAGACTAGCACACCATATGTAGACATTAGAATTTCTTCTAACGATTCATGTAGGTATGTAACTTCTTCTCTTCCGTGCTTACGGTCAATGAAGTGTTGAGTCATAGATTTACCATCCACAAACGCTTTTAAACATCCGGGTCTGATAATAGCAATTAAGGCTGACAACTCTTCAATATTATTAGGCGAAAGTTTTTTTGACCAAGATTTGCCAAGGTTGCTTTCTAACTGAAAAACACCCTTGGTTTTACCTTCTGTGAAAAGTTGCCAAGTTTTTTTGTCGTTATATTTTTCCATTTTTCCTAGACAGTAAGTAGTTCATGGCGTTAGTAACGCCTTCCATGTCATCCCCAAGCAATCCAATACCAACATTGCACCTGTCACAAATCCAACCTCTAAATGTATTATCTGAATGATCATGATCCAAAGTCATGTGCTTGCTGGGTTTTTTACCACAGCATTCGCACATATCTGGTTTTGGTGGTGCAGTTTTATGCAACTCTGCTCTTATTTTAGCTTGCTTTTTTACACATACTCTACACCTTGTATCAAGATTGTCTTTATGGCCTATATGTTTTGGAAATTCAATAATATCTTTTTCGACATGACAATAAACACATATTTTTGTTTTTTGCATGGTAAACTCCATTAACATTTGTTTAACTGACATATAGATTACCATCTGCAAATGCTTTGTTTAGTTCAATTTCTTGGTATACAGCTCTATGCGTCTTCAATAGCTTTATAAATATATTAGCAGTATCTTTGACATCCTGCAACGCATCGTGAGCATTTTCAGAACTTAATCCCATGCGCTCTCTCAAGCTATCCATGCTTATGGATCTAATGCTAGGATCTCCCTCTGTCCACATATGCATATTATCCATAACGTCACACTTATGAATCTTGCTAAATATCTTTTGCTGCTGCCTTACGTCGTCAAACGGTCCATACTCTTTACATAAACGATTAATAATAACCATATCAAAACCAATAATGTTAAACCCTACTGGTATAGGATTAAAGAATGGATCTTTTTTCCAGTTGTATTGATCTACAAAAGAACAGAACTTTTTCCACACTGGTTTTAAGGAAGGAGCTTTAGCTAAATCCTCTCTGTTTTTTCCCGTTACTCTTAATGCTCCATCTTCAATGGGGTCAAGTCCAGCGGCGATGGCTTTTTCATCATCTAATATAGGTTTAATTTCACTATTGAAAGAACCTTTCATAGACAGGTTTCTACCATCTAGAGCGATGGCGGCAATCTGCGTTGGTTGTGTTGTTAGTGGATTACGACTTCCTGTTTCAAAATCAAATACAATAAAATCTCTATTAGACATATTTTTCCTCTACTCTTTCCAGTTTGTTTATGCTTAAGTTAAAACAATCTGCCTTAACCTTAAAATTATTACTTGGGTCTATCTCGCCTTTCTTGAGTTTTCTGGCCTGTTTAAAATACTCAGCCTTGTCTTTTTGTCCCAACACCCATGCTTTTACTGGTCTATCACCTTGAAATTGTACTCTTACAAAAAAGTAAATATCACATCTTTGTTTTGTATTATAAGCAGCTACTGAACAGTCATAGTTTGGTTTAGGAGGACTTGTACATCGCTTGGTTTTTACATCATATGTTTTACCATTACTTACAATGTCAAAATCATAAGTGTTGGCTTGAACTCCACCAAGATGATTCAAGGCTATCAATTCTCCTATAAAACCAGCAATGTTTCCATCGCCTTTTGTTATAGAATTTTTAAGCTTGCCTAAATCTCTAGCCATGCTTCTGGCTTTAACTCTCATATAATCTGTAACTTTAACCTCTATCATTAGTCAATTCCTTAATTTTCATTAGCTTGTCCAGTAGATTAATTCCTAAGACATCAAATTTTACATGACCCAGTGCTTCTAAGTCTGTCATTTCTAATCCTGCTATTTTTTCTGTAGAACCTTTCTGCGCTATCATTGGACATACATCCTGTAATTTGTCTTTAGATATGACAACGCCAGCAGCGTGTTTGCCCTGTGTTTTAAATGTTCCCTCTATGTCAATTGCTTGTTGGAAATATTCTGCATAATCACCTTCAATTTTTCCATCGTCTGTAATATGGCAAAAATCTCGTAAATCGTCTGCCCTGTTTATTAAAGACCATCTAATAATTGATCTGTCTTCTTCGTCCATTTCTGCAAGTTGATCTGATATATCTGCCTCGTTAGGCACACTCTTAGTTATAGCATTCATCTCGCTAAAAGAACAAGCATCATTTATTCTTAAAACTTCTTTTATTGCACTTCGCCCCTGCAATCTACCAAAAGTAATCATTTGACTAACATGATCCTTACCATAAGTACTTTTTAAATAATCTATAACATCGTCTCTTCGTTTACCCGGAACATCCATATCAATATCGGGAAGAGATACATGACCTCCTGTATTACGACCAGCATTGTAAAACCTTTCAAACAATAAGTCGTGTTCCACTGGGTCAATTTTTGTAATTCCAACAAGATATGATATCAAGCATCCAGCCGCAGATCCTCGACCCGGACCAGCTAAACAACCCATGTCTTTTTCTATATGTCTGATAATATCTTGAACTATTAAAAAGTATCCAAATAAGTCAGCGTCTTTGATTACTTGTAGTTCTTTTCTAAACCTATCTCCATACTCTTGTTTCTTGTCTTTGTCCTTGCCTACTTTTGGATGTACAAGCTTTGTATATCCGCTACGTGCCATTTTGGTAAGATATTCTTCTTGCGATAGACCTTTTGGGCATACAAATTTTGGAAGCATTGGAGGGTTTAGTATGTCATAATCTTCATATTGATTATATATTTCTTCTAACTGTTTAGTTACTGTGCCTCCAGAAATATATCTATCGTCTTTAAAACAATCAGACATGCCTAGCTCATCAATTTGTTTTGTTTTTGTTTTGAGTTTAGGAAGCGTAGTTTTAAGAGCAGAACATAGCAATATCTTATGGAGGTCAGAGTGTTCCTTTTTTACGTAATAAGAAGGCTTTTCTCCTTCGCATATAATCAAATTCTTTTTACTTTTAATTAGTTTAAGCTTGTCTTTATCGTCAAGTTTTTCATCATCAATTAATGATACTAGATTAATTAATTCGTACCATCCTTCTTTGTTCTTTGCAAATACTTTAGCTTGATCAAATGTACATCCAATGATTGGTTTTATGCCAACGTTTTTACAAGCTGAATGAAATGATACAGCACCAGATATAGTTTTGTAATCTGCTATACCGCAAGCTGGATATTCATTTTCAACACACACTTTTGCAAGTTCGTGTGGTTTTGAAAATCCTCTTAGTAAACTGTAATGTGTAAAATTATTCAACGGGAACCAATTCAATTTTTTCTCCTGTTTCGTACAAAGTAAGAACTCCGCAATCTATAGAGTTCTTTTCTTCCCAATTATTTTCTAAAAACAAATTCCCCGATACATTGTATTCAGGGGTACTAATACTGCAACTTTCTACTTCCATTCAATTCTCCTTTTTGGTCAATGGTCTCCTTTTAGGCTCTTCATTTTTGATTGTGGGTTGATTTGGAGATGTTAAAGGGATCTTCTTGGGTTCTTTGTTGTTCATAATATTTACTCACTAGAGGATATAATTTTTTTATTGCTATAACACTAGCTTTGTTGTCTGACGCAAAGTGAACTCCTTGTAATATTCTAGCAAGTCCACAGTATTTAGACAACTGAAAAAATGTAGACTTGTACTCTGGAAATTCTTCTGAGGCCATATGGGCAGCTGTTTCAGAATACATTACATGACCACTCGGATAAGAAGGCGTTTGATGCGTATCAGTAAATAATACATCTATTTCTAGATTGTAATATGGAGCTAGCTGTCTTGGTCTCGCTCTATTATGATAGTACTTGAGTGCATACTGATATTGTTCAATCACATTAAAATACATTTCAAATTTGGAGTCTGGAAATTCTAAACCCTTAGATGACAAAAACCTACGAAATAATATTAAGGGTTCTTTATCTACAGTATATATAAGATCTAATTCTTGAGGCGTTCTGTTTTTGGTTGCCTCTGCCGTAGCTTCTAGCTCTGTCACAGTAACTGGGCTATTATTCTTTAGTGGCGCTGGCAATATTGATTTTAGATCTATGTCAAGTATTGATAGATCGTCATTATAAGAAATTTTGTTTGGCATATATGCCAACTTTTCCAATTCTGCTTTATTGTCTATTATAGATGCTATTTTATTTATTAATGACATTTTTCTTATGCTCTGTGAAGTCTTTGTCTAGTCTATGAACCAATCTTTCTCCAGCTCTACGTCTAAAACATGGTAGTAAACCATGTATACATAAATATACACCAGCTTTGATACAACATACACCATGACCTACGGCAAACTTTAAATGTTGCCAGTAAGTCATGTTGTTGTGACCTAGATGATCTTTCCACTTTTTTACCAAGCTTTGCATGACCAGTATCTAGCTTTCCACTTTGGACCGGGATTAGCACAGTTATGTCTAGCTCTAAAAGATTTTCGCCTTGCTGGATTATCCTTTTTGATTGACATATTAGGATCGCCAAAATTTACTTTGACAACATTGCCAGAACCATTTTTTACATAAACGCTTCTTTTCTTAGGACCGTCAGGAGTTAAGAATGGTTTGCCTAGCTTAACTTTGCGTCCTTGATATTCAGCACCTTTACCCTTGCGGAGTAGTTCAAAATCTTCTTTGGTAACTTTACCATCTTTATTTTTATCAAGTCCTTTTTTTTGTTTTTCAGAAGGTTCTGACTGTGCCTTTTTCCAAGCGTCTGGATCTGGCCTGTCTTTGTCGCCCTTCTTGGCGGGTTTATAGTTTTTACCTTCACGTTCCTTCTTCTTGCGAATATTTTCCCACAAGGAAGCAGCATCATGCTCTTCTTCGGATTCGCCAAAATCTTCATACTCTGCTTCTGCTGGTAGGTAGAAGTTCTCTTCTGTCAACTCTTCAGTAAAACCGTATGTATCTTTTGTATATTGAATATCAACTTCATTTATATCTGACATTTTATACTCCTTATTGTATAACTATTTTATTTATGGCTTGATTTAAAATAACGTCTATACTACCTTGTGGTATTTTGTCTTTAAAGTGATTATAAGCACCTTGTATCATGTCATGGTTTGGATCTTGAGTTAATTCTAACCAACCTACAAAATAATTCCAGATTCTATCTTCTAATATTAATGGGTATTTAATTCCATTAGGTCTATCAAATCTGTGAATCCACTTGAGATCTGGCAAACACATAGCTTGACCTCCAGCGATTCTGAATTTTTCATGTATGTACCCTTCTTCTGCTCCAAATCCTTTAAAATATTTATTGAACCCCACCCAATATTTTGTTTCACAAGCAAAAAGCCCTAACCCCTGCATGGGTATTTCAAAAGGCTGTCCACTCATTAAGTTGTCTCTATCAGTTGCCCACTGACCGTACATCCCATGTGACCAACCCGGAGTAAAATGAGTTGATGCACTGTCTAGTTTTAAATAATCGTACACCAATGGTCCTTGAACTATGTTTTTACACTCTGGCATTGCGGTAAAATATTCTAATAACTTGTCTATGCCAGTTGGTAACACCATTACGTGGCTATCTAAACAAAGGCTATATTTACCATTAGCTCTTTTAAATACCTCGTTTCTTACAGATGTACTGGTTCTAGCTGTGTATGGCACATACTTACAGTTAGGCACAAACGTAGCAAAATGCTTGCAGGCTTTACCATTAGCAGATTCTGGGTTGTTATCTATAATAATAAATTCAACCCTGTCGCTTCTGCATATTTCGTGATATAACCTAAGCGCCTGTACCGTAAAGTACACACCGTCATAATCATCGTACACAGCCATTCCTATTGTCAGTATTTTTTCCATCATCCGGGAGCCTCGTAAAATCCTATGTCAAATCCTTCTTTAGAACACTCTTTTACTGTCTTTTCCATACCATGTTCATGTAAGTGGTTCTGTATATAAATACACATATTCTTATCTGTTCCGGGCCAGTTGTTTTTGTAGAAATGGCACAATCTGTTGCATTTAAAGTGACTTTGATCACGGGAAATGGGCCTCGGGAGACTATTTTTCTGTATTTCTTCAAATCTGTTTTTCAGCATATCTAGGAATCTTTGTTCGTCATCTTTAGAAAAACATAGGCTAAATGGAGATGGGTCTGGCTTACCGTCTTTATCTTTGTAGAAAAATATGCTCATAATTCTATTTGGAAATTCTGGATATAGTTTAGATATAGCGTAGTAGTATAGCAATAACTGTGGATCGTTTTCTAATTTCTTATAGTCTTTTACTTCTCCAGTAGCCCAATCCATACGTCTTCCAGTTTTCCAATCTACTACTTCTATAGTATCATCATTGATTTTAGTTACAAGATCAATAGTTCCTTTAATAGCTAATTGACCTTTGAGCTTTTTGCCATTAATTTCATATTCAAATTTAGCCCAATCTTCTTCAATAGGTATGTCAAAATGAGGTTCTGGGAAGTGTATGTTTCTTTTTCTTGGATCGAATTGAGCATCGCTATGCGTCAAGAAGCACCAAGTGGTTGTTAAGATTTCTTGTCTATCTTTAGGTGTAAAAGAATAATCCGATTTTGCCTCGTAAGAATCTATACTTAGGTCAGTAAGTTTATTTACTAATTCGTCTGTATATAATTCTGATTTTTTACATTTAAATTTACCAATAGCGTCATCATCAACTTTTAAGAATTTTACTTTAGGTTTGTCCTGTTCATACTTTTTTAGACCCGCCAGAACCTCCATTACCTTGTGGACCATTGTACCCATTTCTGCTTTTTTGTTACTAGAAGATGGATGTCCAAGAACATAGGTGAGGAAATATTGCATTTCACAATATGACCAATTGTTGTAACTAGAAGATCTAACGTAGGTTATAAGCATGTGGCGCTCCTAAAGTATTTTACTTGATATTTTTTCTATTTGTTTCTTTAAATCATTTACACTACAATCTTGATTATCTACAATATAGTCAAAATTATCCCAATCAAAATTATCTTTATCTAAAGCCGTCTCGCATCGGTGGTCTGAATTATACATATCTCTTGTTAGTCTGATAACAATACCACCAGCCTCATGTATTGCATTTACCTCGTTGGAAAATCTTACATCTGGGATTAGTGCTACTTCAGTACCTTCTAGGTTAATAGATTTGATTGTATAATCTACCCAGATGGTGTCTTTAATTTGCCTCATAACGTCAGTTCCTAGATATTGCAAAAATTCTCTAGCAGTCATCTTGTGTTTCCACCCGTTCTGAGTGTATGGAGTCGTAGTATTTTTATCTTCATCCGTGCCGTACACCTGTCTAGGGCTGAGATCAAACAAATCCATACTAATCTTTTTAAGATAGTCAGCGAAATGATATATTTTGACATAAGGCCAAATTTCATGTTCTGCGTAATTAATAAAATCTATATCGCTTCTAAGTATGTCAAAAATTCCCCAGCCAACGTTTCCACCACTGTCAGAGGTTTGTATGACCAATTCACCATTGTCATTAATATTGTAATCTTTTACGATTTCTCTCTTAATAAACTTAATACCATGCAAGCAATTAGCAACAGTATTTTTGCCTGCTTGCTTTCTACCAGATATTCCTATAATTTTTGTCATTAATAAGTACCTCCCAGATTATTTAAAATATTTTTTTGTATGTTTACTACTTTCATGTCTCCAACATCTTTGTTAGATAGTCTGGGAAATGTAAGTCTATACATTCTTCCTAGCTGTCTTTGCATTTTTACACTAGCTTCTCTGCCAGCTTGATCGTTATCCATAATAATTATCAGTCTTGTTATAGGTAGTTTATGTAATTGTTGTATATGTTTTTCTGATAAACTTTTTCCAAAGACGCTGACTGCATTTTTTACA